AGCGACGGCGCAGTCGGGGCGATGGAGAACGCCGCGAAGAGCAGCGCCGCCAAAGCGAGTTTGAGGAGTTTTGTCATCGTTTTTAGACCTTTCGGAGGTTGAAAAAACCGGCTGTGTCCCCATTTGTTTCTCTATTGAAAGGAGAGACAAATGCTTGAGACTTGGAGACCAGTTGTCGGTTACGAGGGGTTCTACGAGATTTCAAATCTCGGGAACCTAGTCAGGGTTTCGACTTACGGCGGGAAGCCCCGCCGAAAACCACGGGCATTTGCTCTGAAGGGCGGGAGAGACTCTGGTGGATATAGAGCTTTCCACTTGTGCGCGAACGGAATCCGAAAATACCGATTCGCCCACATCATGGTGTGGGAAGCCTTCAAATGTCCAATCCCCGAAGGTTTTGAGGTGAACCACAAAGACGGGGACAGAAACAACCCATCCATCGATAACTTAGAACTTCTGACCAAATCCGAGAACCACAAGCATGCCTACCGAGTTTTGAAGCGGAGGATCAATGTCCGCCCTCAACTTGGGGCAAAGAATGGGTCTTCGAAGTTGACCGAAAGCCAAGTCATCGAAATTCGTAAGCGACACGCTTCTGGAGATACGCAACAACGACTCGCTCATGAATTCGGGGTCTCTCAGCCCATGATCGGGTTCATTACCCGTCGGGAAAAATGGCAGCACATCTAGCAGCCAGTCCCCAAACTATCCGGCGAGAATATAACCCCGCCGGATAGCTAGTTTATTGTATCTATTACAAATCGGCGACCGCCGGGAAGAAGCCTGTGAAGACGCCCCATTCCTTGAAGTTTCCTGCCGCGTTCTTCTTGGCGAGCTTTCCGATGCCGTAGGCCATCTTCACGCCCGTGCCGCGATTGAACTGGTAGTCGTCTTCCTTCAAGAAGGTCGGGGCCGGCATACGACCCCAGCACCACGCCGCAGCCTGCTGACCGCACATGAAAGCGGGTGCTAGCTGAATGCTGGAGGCGCCCGCCGTCTGATAGAAGGTCGGAAGGCGCAGAGACAGTTCCGGAATCTCGCGAATGATGATGCCGTTGTAGAGCAAATCACCATCGACAAAGATCGGATTCTTCATATAGCCCATGTTCTCGCGAGCGCGAGAGTTCTGGTTCGCCGTCTTGATGTCCGTGTCGTTCGCGAGGTCGCGGAATTGCTCCTGACCGACGAACAGGACGAACCATTCCGTGCCGTTCTCCTTCAGCCTGAAGGGGCGGATGCGCGGATTGGCCTTCTTAGCACGGCGCTTCATGGTCATGAGCAGCGCGCCGGAGATCAACTGACCCGAAGCAATGTTCGCCAGAGACGCTGCGAAGTTGCCGGCGGAGAGGTTCGACGTGTTCGAGTTGCCGAGCTGGATACGGTCGACGTTGTCCGTAATCCAGGTGTTGCGCTGCGCAGCGGTCGCGGAATCGAACAAGATACCGTTAACGCGCTGGCCGTTGCTCGAGCCTAGGCCCGCCGGCGCCGACTCGCTCGGAAGCGCATAGAGCGCGTCGCAGATTTCGTCGCGCTGAAGCTCCTTACCCCAATCGGAGAGCATGGGCTTCGCCTCGGCGAAGAGGTCAACGGACGACTTCTGCTCCTCGGCGTTGTTGATCTTCACCGCGTTGCGCACCCAATCGATCCAGAGGCGCATACCGTAGTTGTCGAGCGCTTCTTCGTTGCCGACCATGGGGCCGACGCCGATCGCGTTCGCCTGCAGGCGAGCCATCAACGGGACATTGATCTGCTCGCCGCCGCTCTTCCCGCCCTTGTCGAGATCGGGGACGATTCGAAAGATCGAATTCATCGCCGTCCCCATGTACGGGGAGAACAGATTTTCGCGGACGTATTCCCGGAAAATCTCCTTGCGGAACACGACGAGTTTATTATTGGCCTGGGTTACGGTCGAAGCCATAGCCCTATCCTTTCTGTGTGGCCGGGCCCGCGGCCAGCGCTAGGGGCTTTCGCCCAACACGCCTCGGCGGAGCGCGGCTATCTGAACGCGCTGTGGAAGACCGAGCTGTCCGCGTCGTCGTAGATTTCACGATCGTTCGGAGCGCGGCCGTTGCCTCCGGGAGTCCGTCCCAAGGACGGCGGGAGGCGGGTTTCTGTGCGAGGGCGCCCTTGATTGCCGCTCATGGCTTCTGCGCGCATGTCTTCGAAGACTTGCTTGCGGAATTCCTCGTCGGCGCGGGCCGCCTCGCGGGCCTCTCTGGCGATCCTGGCTTTGAAGCCTTCGAGATCGTCGCCGATCTCGCGCGAGACTTCGTTGCGCTTGTGCCACGCGACCACGGCCTCGCCCGGATTGGGCGCGCTGAGGATGCGGGACATCAGATCGCGGTTTTCGGGGGTGGACTTGTCGAGAGACTTCAGGGCGGAGAAGCCGTCGGCAAATGCCTTGCCGTGCTTGACGCTGGCCAGCTCCATGCTGTGGTTGACTTGCATCGCCCGCAGTTGGCCCTGGAGGCCCTGTGTCGCCTGTTCCTGCCGCCTCTGAATGAAAGCGGCATAACCGGCGGGATCTTCGAGAATGTCGGGAGGAGTTTCGGGCGCCGGAGGCGGCTCTATGGCGTTTTTCTCTTGTCGAGACTCACGTCTCGCCGCAAGAAAGCCTTCGAATTTTGCCTTGAGTTCGGCGAGTTCTTGACGATACGCCTTTTCTTCGGCTTTAAGCGCGTCGCGCTCCGCCTTCATCTGATCGCGTTCCGCTTGCGCGGCGCGTGTCTTCTCGGCCTCCTCGCGTAGCCGTCCCGAAGGGACGCGTCCTTGCGGCTCTTGCGGCGGCTCCTTGGTATCAGTCTCGGCTTTCGCTTCGACCTCTTCCTTGGACTCGCCCTCGCCTTCCGTTTCGGATTTCTCCTCGGCGTCCTGTTCTTCGTCGTCCGCGTCGTCCTCTTCTGGCTCGTGCTGCCCTTCGAGGCCGGCTCCCATCGCTTCAAGCGATCGGTCTCCGGTTTCGTCGAGCGTCACCGCCTCGAGGTCCATGCCTTCGGCGAAGATTTCCTTGTCAGTCTCGATGATCGCCCTCTCAAGAAGGCTGTCCACTTTTGCCATGTTGGGGTTTCTCTCTGTATCGCTGAGGCAGCGGCAGTCGCATTCACGCCAGCGACAAGCGGCGCGTCCTATTTCGCAGTGACGGTGCGGAAGGAGGTTTTATGATCCTCCCAGATCAGCCCTGTTTCGTTGGGCAAACGATCTCGTTGCGAGGCTTAGCCTCTCGGAGCCCCGGCAATGCCGCGGCGAGGCGACTCCATAGCGAAGGGATCGTGGTCCACGGGCGTTAGCGTGTAGGCTCTGCCGTCATTCCCTTGAATGCCAGCTAGACCGCCGCCCGCCATGATGGGAACGATCCCGTATTGCTTCATGATGTCGATGATCTTGTCATCGAACACGACATAGTTGTGCGTTCCGCCGCCCGCGCCGCGAGAGCCTTGGTCGAGGTAGCGGACGCCAGGAATTCCGGCGTCCTTGAAGACGCCCTCCGCGGTATAGCCGCCGATGCCGCTGGCAATCAGATCGGCGGGGCTCTTTTCCTTGATGCGCGGATATTCGGGGACATTTTGCTGAAGAGCTTCAACCGTCTGCGGGTGCTGCTCGCTCAGCGGCTTGTCCCAATCCAAGAACTCATGCGGCTCGGCGTTGAGGCGGACTTGATACATGGAGCCGGGGTTGTTGACGTTGATTTTATCCGGGTCTATGCCTTCGGCCCATTCAAGGTGGCTTTTTTGAAGGTTCGCAATATCGGGCGCGTATTTTTCATTGAACCTGATATTGTCTTTTATGTTTTGAAGCGCCTGCGGTTTCCCGATTTTTTGCATGTCGCTAAGGATGCGAGCGCGCGCGTCACTTAATGCCCATCGCGGATTCCCAAAATCCGCCCCCTCGTATTCAAGTGTCGCGGGGGAAAGATTGTCCCTATATTGACGCGCCACTCCCTCATTCTCGGCAAAATACAGCCCATGCCCATAAGCCTGCGCCCCCTCGCCCGTCCCGATCTTTGAAAGATCGAACTTGTCGAACGAATGCGGCGAGCCGTGATAGGCTGTGATGCCGCGCTTCGCCGCCTCCTCGCCTTCCTTCGCCAGCGCGCTCTCAGCCGCCCCGCCCGGCATCGGGAGCATCGCCATCGCAAACCCTTTCGGGTCGCCATGCTGCGCCGCCTCCTGAGCGCTTAGAACCTGCCCGACGCCAGGAACGAAGTCAGATACGCTCGCCCCCGTCGAGCCAAGCCCGCCAGACCCAAGAAGCCCCTGCACGAAGTTGTGCCGCTCCGGCGTCGGCGCGTCGCCTAACATCCATTGCGCTAGCTGATCGCGCCATGTCGGCTGATAGGCGCCAAGCGTGGCGTAGTCTGTCATTGCCCCCGCGCCTCAACGCGGAAGTGACGGCCGGACGGATGACTCAAATACCAATTGCCATCTGGAGCCTTGCGCGCGCCATTGACCGGCGGCTGTCCTTCCTGCCCCTGCATCGTCTGCAAGGCTTCACTCAGGATGCGATGCTGCAATTCCGCGGCGTCAAGCTGCGTCTGTGCATTCCCTTGGCCAATATCAGAAATGGCCTTTTGCGCTCGAGCGTCACTAAAGCGCGCGTCGGCAACCGTCTTGGCGTTCTTCGCCGCAGCGCCCTCGAATTGCAGCTTCATGGCAGCCTGCTGCATCGCGACTTGCTGTGGGCTAGGCGGCGGCGGCTGCAGCAACTTCAAGAGCCGCGCCTTCTCCGAACGCGGGCCCGGCCACATCTCAATAAGCAGTTGCGGCGGGAAGGTTCCTGGCGGATACCCCTTGAACGTCTCCCAAAGCTCGCTCATGAGCGAGGCGACGTCCTGCCCCTCTTCGAGGATGATGTCGACGTCGAGCTCTCCCAGCATATTGACGATGACAGGGCGTCCGAACTGGTCCATCTGTAGCGTGTTGACCTGCATGAAGACCGGCTTCTTGGTCTCGTCGTCGATCATGCGCAGCCATTTCGGCGTGGTCCAATGCCTTTGCGCGTCGTTCCAGATCGCGCGAAAGAGATCGAGCTTCCACTTCCGAATGGCGAGCATGAACGGGCCAAGCTCCGCCATTCCCGGCTGGCGTAGCAGTTCGACGGCACGTCCCGAGATATTCGTAATTGACGCCCCGGTGAGCGCTGCGACGTTGAGATTGGCGTAAGAGTCCATCTCCTGCGCCGCCTCTCCCGCCATTGCGCTGAACGCGGCGAGGTCTTGCGGATTATCGTCGAACCTCAGTTCGAAACCAGGATTCTTTTCAATAAGTCCGTCGGCGCGAGCCGCCTCGATGCGGGCCGTCTCGACATTGTCGACGGCGCCCTTGTCGGCGATGATGCGCCGTGAATTGGCGACGTGAAGCTGTTTCGACTTGCTTTGGTTGAGCGAGTCCTGCGGGCCCTGCAAATTGCGCACGAAGCCATAGCGATCGCCATCATGGTCGACCGCGACCGAGAACATATTGAAACTGTCGACGCTATTTCCTCGCTCATCGAAGAACGGAGACACGCCCTCGTCAAGCTTGGTGTTGGCGACATAAAAGCACCAGCACCATTTGCCGCGATGTCGATACCAATGCTCCACCAATCGGATGCGGTTCGACGAGATGATGACCCACTTGAACTCGCGGTCAGGGTTAGACGTAAGATCGGTGTCTCCCTGGATTAGCGCGCGCAGATCGTCCTCGCGCTTAGGGAACATCTCAATCGCGTCGTCTAAATCGACCCACTTTGAGACGCCCTTGTAACGGGCGTCGGAAAAATCCCCCATGTAGGATTTAGGGTCATAGAAGAATTCGTCCGTGATGACGGGGACGAGTGCGAGGTCCTTCTGTTTCTGCGCGTCCTGAGTCAGAACGCGCTGCACGCCAGCGATGCCGTCTATGCAGGACTCAAGCAAACACCACGGGTCAAGTCCCTTGAAGTCATTGGCGTCGAGAACCGAGCGGATGACGTGAACTGCGATATCCGCGCCGGACTCGCTCTTGAGATTTCCCGGCAACGCCTTCGGGTCGGAGCGCATGCGCTCGACGAGTCCGACAATCTGATTTATCTTGCGCGCGGTGCGATTCCACACGGCTGGCGGTTGGCGGCGCCGTCGAAGCACGCGCAGTTGTTCGGCGGAAAGCTGCGCCCCGTGATAATAGCGGCGAGCGGTTTTCTGCTCCTCAACCTCGTCGACCTTCGACTCGATGTAGTCGAGATATTGCTCCCGCAGTTTACCGATAGAAAGGAATTGCTCGCGCGGCTCTTCGGCGGAAGGCGAGACTGTTCCTTCCTTCTCCCCGGCGGTCTCGTCGACAAGAGGCGCGAGCCGAGCGGCGTCGGCGGCCAGGGCTTCAGCAAGAGCCGGCAAGAGATTAACCCCGCGCCGCTTTATCCATGGCCTTCTCGGAGACCATGCCGCGCTTCATGTGGACTTTCATTCCCTCCGCAAGCTTGCGATGCTCTTTGGCCTTGCTCTCATGATGTTTGGCGATGGCCTCGACGAGCTTCGGATTCGCCTTGATCTGCTCGGCGCGCTCCAGACAGTTCCCGCACTCTCGAAGCTCATAGTCGTCCCATGGACCAGCCTTGCGCTCATGGGGATGGACGTATTGCTTGGGCCCGCTTTGGGCGGACATGATTTCGACGTGGGGCATTTCAGCGCCTTCTGCGTATGTTGATGAACCACCATTGGCTGTGTCCGGATATCGGGCTCTTAGCCGTCAACATTCCGATCAAGCCAATGCCGATGGTCGAACTTTGCCAGCCTAATTGTTCATACCGATCCCAGCGCCAGAACCTACTGAAAGGAAGCACCGGAGGCGTGGGAACGCGCACCGTTTCGGAGGGCGGTCGCCATGCCCAATTTAGCTGCTCGGCGAGGTCCCACCGCCAAAGGCGATTGAAAGGTTTCCCTGAGAAGTCGGCAAGGATCGTCGACCGTTGCAGCGGCCCTTGCCAGCCTAAATCCTCTGCGCGGTCCCAGCGCCAGAGACGCCCAGCCGGTAAAGACGGCGTCGACTCATTGAGTGTCGTCTGCTGCGGGGACCACGCCCAAGCGAGCGCGTCCGTCGTATCCAAACGCCACAGTTTGGAGAACGGCAGAGCCTGCGCGCCAGGCTCGTTGAGCGTGTAGGGCGCCGGTTGCCACGTCCAATTGATCTGCTCGGCAAGGTCGTAACGCCACAACCGCGAGAAAGGCTCACCGCCAACGGTAAGGTCCTCGAGGACGGCCGCTGACTGAATCGGGCTCTGCCAGCCGAGGTCCTCGCCGCGGTCATAGCGCCACAGCCTGAAGAACGGCGCCTGCACCACGAAGGAATAGCTGATCGGTGTCGGTATGCCCTCGGTCGGCCCCTGCCAGCCGAGGTCTTCTGTCCTATCCCACCGCCATAGACGCGAGAACGGTGAACCATTGCCGGTCAGTTCTACGAGAGCATTTGATCCTTGC